TGGTGGCCGCATTGCTTGCCTGTGTGGTTGCAGTGCTGGCAGAGTTGCTGGCATTGGTTGCACTGGTCGCCGCATTGGCTGCAGATGTGCTTGCAGCGGATGCGGAGCTCGCAGCGTTAGTGGCTGATGTGCTGGCATTGCTGGCTTGGGTGGAGGCCGTGCTGGCCGAGGAAGCCGCATTGGTGGCCGACGTAGATGCCGAGCTTGCACTGTTGGACGCATTGGTCGCCGAGGTTGAGGCGTTGCTGGCCTGGGTGCTCGCGGTGCTGGCAGAGCTGCTGGCAGCAGAGGCAGAGCTGGATGCAGCGCTGGCGCTGGAAGCTGCCGCAGTTGCGCTGTTGGCTGCGTTGGTAGCGTAGGTAATAGCGTTGGCAACGTCTGCGGCAGATACGCCAGAGGTGGGGTTTCCATCCGCATCAAAAGCCAATGTTTTGTTTGCGCGTGTTGCTTTTGCCGGCAACGTCATGTTGATGGTTGTGGGATCTGTTTGTGGTGCCTGCAATGCACGCTGCAAACCTTCAGCATTCTGCTGGGCAAAGATGGTCTGCTGGTCAAGCTCGTCATTGATGGTATTGGCAAAGAAGTCACCGCCGGTTGTGAAGTCGGTTGATCGGCTGATGGTGCGGTTGCCAACAACAGCGTACTGGGTGGGAGAGGTCGGAGACAGTGCTAGGCCAGCAGCAGTGATGGTCACTGAGCCGGTGCCGTTGGCGTTGATGGTCACCGTGTAATGGGTGGTCAGCGTCAGTAGCGTGTTGTCTTTAAACACCGCAATGTCGGTGTTGGCCAAAATCTCAAACGTGAATGCATATGGCCCAACACCACCAGACCCACTTGGGGCATAGACTTGTCGGCGGGTCACGTTGCTGATTGGTACTGCCATGATGCAATCCTTCCTGTTGGAAATTGTACGGTGTTATTAGGGTTTGTAGTAGAGGCCGTTGGCCTTGCGCAGCTCTTTGAGCTCGTCAATCTTGATCTGCAAACTGGGATCTTCTGACTTGAGTTGCTGCTTGGCTGCGTCCATGTACTTGGAATGCACGCGCTGCACGGTCTTTTGCTGGTCATCCAGAGACAGCAGGTCAAAGCCTGGGGTCTGCATGATGTTTAGGATCTCAGCCTTGCTTGGCAGCTCTTTGCCGTAAATGGTCAGCAGCCGGTTGTTCTGGAATGCATCCATCTCAACCCCATCAATCTTGCGCTCGGGCATGCCAATGGGCGAGCCCATGCGCACCAGCAAATCGTCCACTTCGCTGAACTGCTGGGGTGTCACGCGGGTTGGCAGCACCAGTTCGTAGGCTGCGCCGGTACCTGATTTGGTCGGATCGCCCCACAGGTTGAGCGCCTCGGGCAGGTCTGCGCTGAAGTAGGGCAGGCGCGACTTGTACTTGTTGAAGGCCTCCACAAAGCCACGCACGCCCATGGGCAGTTCTGGGCTGGCGCGGGTGTCGCGGTTGGTAGGGTCGGACAAGCGCTCAATGCCAGCCAACAATGAGCTGTAGGCACCGGCAGGGGAGCCACCAATGGCAAAGCCACCAAACTGTTTGACCAGGCCGTCCACGATTTTCTTGCCGTCAACCTCGCCAGCTTGGGTGGTGCCCAGCAGCTTGGCCACCTCGGCCACGCCTTGCAAGTATGGCTGCTCTTTGAGGTATTCGTACAAGCCATAGGTGCCACCCAGGAATACTTCTTCAATCTTGCTGGCATCGGTCTCATGCTTGGCGTATTCAGCGTAGTCAGCGGCCACGGCCAGCAGCGCAGAGACCGGCTCCATGCCGCTGTAGCTGTAGTACTTGTCGCCAATCTTCAGAGAGTACGGCTGCCAGCCGTCACGCAGCAGCGCGTCACGGTCAGCCTTGCGAGCTGGGCCGCGCCCGGTGATCATGCCTTCGCCAGCTAGCGCACCAAAGGTGGCCAGCACAGCAGAGCCCAGCGTTACCTTGGCCAGGGCCATATCTCTGTACACACCGCCCTTGGCGATTTCTTCCCGCCATTGCGATGACAGCGGAGCAAACGGGGTGCGCTCAATGACCTGCAAACCAATGTTGGCTGGGGTCTTGAAGAACGGCACCACGATCTTGAGGGCAGGGTGATTAAAAGTCTGCTGCAGACTCTTTAGCGCTGGCGGCAGGTCGGCAGTGAATGTGCCCTTCTGGGCAAACAGCACAGCGGCTTCGTCCAGGTCTCGGGGCGGGTTCTGGAACAGGCTGACCGCCTCGGCCTCGGCCTTGGCCAGCGCGTCTGCCTCTGACATGCCAGTGTCCAATGCATCGCGGTAAACCGACTTGCTGAGCCGGGTGATCTGGGTGTTGAGCTCCATGCGGTAGAGCACGCCCTTGAAGAACTCGTCCTCAGACATCAGCATTCTGCCGGGCAGGGTGACCGCTGTGCCGTAGTAGTCGATGGCCTTGCCCAGCCACTTGTCCTGTTCAATGCCAAAGGCAGCCGAGCTGATCGACGGCACGTCCGTACCGCGCTGCGCCTCAATCTTGCTCATCAGATCGCTGGGCTGGTTCTTTTTGAATGCAGTGGTAGCCAGATCAAAGCCTTCGACCAACCCATTGCGCAGCGACTGGATCATGGTCAGCGCTTCGTCGTAGCCGATTTTGTCAGCATCGCTGCCCGGCACCAGCGCCCTAAATGAGCGCACGCCTGGTGGCAGAACATTGCTGTAAAAAGCAGCCATCAGCCGCTCTGGGATCTGGTACAAGCCAAAGGTAGTATTGGACACAACGTTTTTGGCGTGCGACACGGGGCTGGATAGCAGGCCATTGATGTAGGTGGTGAACCAGACATCTTTCAAACCAGACATCATCGACTTCTCGACCATGGCGTTTTGGGCTGCACGCGACTCCAGCGTCAGGTAGGACTTGGCCATGTCTGACAGGGCAGCATCGCCGCCATACTCATCTATGACCTGGCGTACCACGGCAGCGTTGCCATCGCGGGGGATGCGGAAGACGGCCAAAGATCTGGCAGTCTCAGTCTGGATACCTTTGACACCGCGCTGGATCAGGCCGTGGAAGGCGATTTGCTGACGCAGCACCAGCTTGTCCACATCAGTGGCCAGGCCAGAGTCAACCATCTTGAACAGGCGATCCAGCTCGTTGGCGCTGGACTCCAGCACCTCCAGCGCTTTGTAGGTTTCCACGGCGTTGGCCATCATGCGGCCATCGCTGCCGATCAGCCTAGACAGGAATCCCTCGCTGATGCCAGACTCTGCTGCCTTGGCCTTAATCTCATCAAAGGTCACCGCCTTGGTCTTAATACCAAGCGCATCGGCCACACCGCCCACAATGGCAGCGGCATCCTCGGTCTGGTAGCGCGACAGGTTAAACGGCTCATCAGGCACCCCGGCCATGCTCTCGGCAGCAGTGGGGCTCGGCTTGCCAATGTTGGGAGCTGCAGCCTGGCGAGCCTTGACGGCAGCGCCAACCTTCTCTGTCAGGGTTTGGTCAGCCTCGGGGATCAGCTTAAAGCGGCCAGCTTTGGCGGCATCTGGAAGCTCGCCTTCTGGAAGTCGCGCTGCTTCTGGCACCAGGTTGCGTTCGGCCTTGGTTGCCTGTTTGGTGATAATTCTGCGTATAGCTTCATTGGCTGGGCCAGCGACTTGGACACCTTCGCTCATGCTTGGGGTGCCTGGCTCTGCAGCCAACGGCAAATCGGCCGGCATAGCCTGGTCAGCACCAGGCATTGGCTCTAAAGGGATGTCTTCGGCGGGGGTTGTTGGCGCTGCATTTGGCAGCATTTGACCAAGGCGTTGATCAAGTGGGATGTTGGCCATCATTCAGCTCCAGGGGTTGGAGCTGATAAGCCCCGTTTTATGCGTTGCGGATTTCCTGTGGCAGGCTGGACTCCTCCAGCTCCGCTGGCACCCCCTCCGGGTAGGCCAGTCCCAGATAGTTCTCCCGTGTTACCGGCAGGTTGAACTGCTTGAGTAGATCCAGGACGTAGTCCGGCTCCTTCCCACTCTGGAGGTCTGATTCCACCGGCATTTCTGAAGACTTCATTGCGTGCCTCCTCAAGTGACATTTTGCCTTTGCGATATTGTAACCAGATGCCATCTATTTGGTCTGTATTTTTGGCTTGACTTTTGAAGGTATCTGGGAAGAGTCCACGCACGGCTTCCCAGGTAATTGACTGCATCTCGCGGGGGAGAATGCCACGCTCTTCAGCAGCCCGGCGATAGGCCTCTGCATAAATGCCATATGTGCCTTGCACGCCTGTGATTGAGCTGTTCTTTGGGCCGACCTCGCCCTTCATATTTGACCCAAAATTGTGAGCCACCTCGCGGCTATTGCCAGACAGTGGGCGCAACAGGCCAGCAGCCACTGCATGGGTGTCGATGGTCACCGGGCCTGCTGGGTCATTGGGCGCATATATGTTGCTGTAAAAGTTGCGCACCTTATGTTGTTGGCCAAGGTTGGAGCTGATCGTTTCAATGCGCGGATCTTCCAAAATGACAATGGCCTTGCCAATTTCATTGAGCGATCCCCAGCCGGTTTGTGTTGGGGTCTTGCCGTCTTGGTTCATGCGCACGCCAACAAAGTCACCTTCTGGGCTGACGATCTGGTGCTCGCGTGGGTTATTTGCTTGGTCGTAGGTTCGCAGCCACATGGCTTTGAGGCCTGGCTCCTTAACCTCGGCCAGGGTTTTGCCCCGAATGGCATTAACCATAGGTGCATATTTGGGATCGCCAAAGATGGTCTTGGCAATCACATCCATGCTGGAATCCCAGCGGGTTGATTGCTGCTTGGTCGCAATGTCCAGAACGCGCTGGCCCAGCGACACATTCATAAACCAATCTTTTTGCGGGGAGAGTACGGCCAACACGCCAGACACTGCCTGATCAGGCATGCCATAGTCCGCAGAAAAACGGTCGGCAATGTTGCGTGCGCCGTCATACCAGAGCTTGCTGCGTTGGCGTGTAGCTTCTGGTACTTGATCGTGCAAGAATAACAAATTGTTTTTCACCTCGGTAATGAAGTCTTCTGCTTGCTTGTCAGGGTTGCGTGCCTTGCTGGCAAAGTTGGGGTACTGACGAATCAATCCCATGTTGTGCGCAAAGGCTGTTGGGTCTTGCTTAACGGCCTGGAGATCAATCACCAATCTGTTGGCCATTGGATCCTCAGTCGCCTTGACTGCCGTTGGCAATCTGGTGCTGACAATGTTGGGGCCAACCAATACGTCTTGCATACCACCAACGGCCTCGGTACCTAAACCTATTGGCAGGTTCTTGGGCAAAGCTCTTGTTGCTTTTATCGTGGCAGTTGCGCCTGGCAATAATCCAAGTGCAGCCCCGCCATATTGCATGGCCGCCGTGCCGTAATCCCCACGCTTCAATGACTCTCTAGATTCACCTGCCAATATTGCCGACTCCTCAGTCTGCAAAGCCGAGCCAAGATATGCCACAAAGTCAGCCAAACCTAGATTAAGTGGCAAAGTGCTACTGCCGCCACCCATAAGCGTTTGAGCGTTCTGCCGTGCTTTGTAACGATCTATGCCCACACCTTCAAACCCAGACTGCAAAAAATCAGACAGCTTTTGACGCACAGTTGGGTCAAATGATTTGATGGTGTCACCTTGGCCACCACCGGGTTGCGTTGGCAAATTGCGAAACCCGGTTTGCCCTGACATATTTACCGGCGAGCCAGCAAGCAAGATGTCACCCGGCTGCTGGCCTGGCGCCATCTCTTGCGTGATTGCATCATCAATCGGTGCATCTGGGAATTGGACAGCCGTCAAGGCCGACAGGTACTTGTCCTCGATTTGGCTGTAAGCCATTACTGATCCCCTTCTGCTTGCTTGAGAAGCTGTTTGATGCGATTGATCTCTTGCATCTTTTTCTTGTCTGTGCCTGCTTTGCGCTCAAGGGCTGGCAGCGTGTCGCGGGTGATGGGCCCGTTAATCCACTCTTGTTTTTCAAACACCTTCAAGGAAGTCTGCGCAGCCTTGGCGGTCTCGGTGTTGCGGCGCTTGGCGATATTGTCCTCAAGCTGGGTCAAGATCTGGCGAGGTGTCAGCGTCTTGCCGTCAGCGGCTGCCGCTGCTTGAATCTGCAGCGACTCAGCCTGCAACTGGGTGCGGCGCTTGAACTCTTCGCCCTTGGGATCAATGACCACCACGCTGCCGGGAATCACAGGGATGCCTGATAGCTGGGAAATGCCGCGATCAAGCGTTGAGCTGTCGCGCCGGTCTTCGCTCTGCATGAGCTTGAGCGCGGTCACAGCGTCCTTGCCGGTGATGCCTTTGCCAACCAGCGACCAGATCTGCTTGGGGTCGGTGATTGTGTTGTTGTAAATTCCAGATATTAAGTTGAAGTTGACAGCCGCGTTGCCTTCTCCGCTTGGAGTCAACAGATCCTTGAGCGTGCCAATGGGCACCGATCCTTCTGGCAGGGCGATGAGCTGGCCAATGAGCTGCTTCTTCTTCGGGCTTCCATCTGGCAAAGGGAAGATCTGTTCTAGCAGGTTGATGGCCTCGGCTTCGCTTCGCTTCTTAATCTCTGCCTGCTTGGCATCGCCAATTGACTTTCGATTGTTGACGGCCACCATAAAGTTGGCGGTCACCTTGGCCACGGCATCAAAATCGTTGGTGATCAAATCTTTGAGCACCGGGCTCATGTTGCCCAGGTCACCGCTCCTGAGCTTTTGCAGGGTGCGCTCTGGATCGGCCATGTTCTCATCGGCCATCAAAGCCTTGGTCACAGAGTTGATCTTGGCAGTGCGCAGCGCCGCTTCAAACTTGGTGCTGTATTCAATCTGCAGCGCCTTGTCGCCCAGCAGCAAAGACTGGGTCAGCACGTTTCTGCGGAACACATCGGCGAGCTCGTCAATGGATCGTTGCTGGCCATTGGAGTCAGTCCAACTGCCCTGTGATACGGTGGCCTCCAGCAGCCTGGTGCTGCTGTCAAAGTCCGAGTCGAACTTGGCGATGCGCTGCGCCTTGGCCCGGTCGAGCTCTGCCTTGTAGGCGGCATTGAGCACGGTGTTGCCGTGCGTGGCCATGGTGGCGCGGAGGTGTTGCCGTGCGTGGCCATGGTGGCGCGGAACTTGATCGAGGCCTCTGGATCAATGTTTGCCAGCGACTTTGAAAAGCCATCCGACATGGTTTTGATCTTGGCGCTGACCTGCTCGGAGGTAACACTGCCATTCTCAACACCTGACAACAACTTGACCAGCTCGTTGCGGCCTTCAATCTCAAAGTGGCCAGACAGCTCCAAGCTGCGAGCCTTGGCCACAGCTTGGTCAAAAAAATTGAGCGAGCTAGTGCTGATGGATGCGGTTGGATCTGCCCCCAAGCCAAATGTAGTGCCGCCTTTTGCCGCATCAATTTGAACTGTTGTCAGCGGATTCTGTGCGGCAAACTGCAATCCCTCTTGCTGCCTCATAACCCCTGCCGTTTGAAATGCACTGGAGCTCATGCGGTCAAGAATTTGTGCGAGCTGGCCAGCGCCTTGAGCAGCCACTCTTGGCGCAATGTAATCAACCTGCTGCTGCTGCGCTTGCACCATGGGGACACCGCCCACTGAGCGCAATTGCATTTGTCCAGACTCAATTCTTGTTGCCATGCTTATTTCACCTTCAAGTAATCTACACCGGCCTTGGCCAGCGTTGCATTAGCAAGAATGCCTGCACTTTTTCGAGCGGTTGAACCAGCAAATTCCAACTGTCCAGCTTGGCTGCGAGCGCTGAATAAGTTGAGAGTGTTTTGATATTCAGTTGATTGCAGCATCGCGCTTGCGTCCTCAAAGCCAAGCACACGCGCAGTCAATGCATTCAGATCGGCAATGCCAACATCGCGCATGGTTGCTGCCACGTTCTCGCGCTGAATACCTTGGACAGACCCTTCGCCCAACACAACACCACTTGCAGCAGCTCTTGCACGCACAGTGGCATTGGTAGCGCGCATGTTTTTAAGCAAACTGTTTCCAGCTATGGTGTAGTTCTGCGCCTCAATCTCAGCCTTTTTAAGCGTGCGGCCAGCCTGGATCGTGGCGTATTGCTCAGACATGTCTGCCCGAACTTGAGCCACCGCCAAGGTATCCCGCGCTTGCAGCATGTACCCAGTTTGCTGGTTAATTCCAGCGGCTTGCTGCGCCTGCGATTCACCATAGGCTCCAATGAGGCCTGCTATGCCAATTGTTTGTCCAGGGGTGAGTGCCATGTTATGTTCCTGAGAAAACCGCCACGCGGTAGTCCAATCCCAGCAGGTTCATCTTGACCGGCAAGTCTTGGGACAGCTCAATAGACTGCTCGCGGCTGTAGCCAAGCACGCCATTGACCCGTTTGATGCCGGTGAACTCTGGCACGGGATCATCCAGCAGCGGGTTGTCAAACAAGCGAAACGCCACCGGCTGGTTGTTGATGATCAGGTTTTGTGTCTTGTTTACCACAGCACTGATCTCCACAATGCGCTTCTTGAACGACACCCGGCTGCCGGTCTGTAGCTTGACCTCGGCAGGCATGGTCTTGATGTACACAGTGATGGGCAAGCCGACCTCGTAGCTGGTCACTGACTCGCGGTCAAAAGTCACTGCGCCGCCAGCACTTACGGTCTCATTGCCCTGGGGTGAGCCATCGCAGATCACATTGAGCGATTTGCCAATGTGCGGCAAACCAGATGCAACTCCAGAAGCGGAGCCTCCGACAAAGGCGCAGTCGGTGAAATATGCGTAATCAAACAATTCAATAAAGTATCTAGTGACACTATTAAAAACACGCTGTGTAACCGCATAGATGACGTTTACATCTACGCCCACATCAATAAATAATCCATCTGTTAAGAACTCTGACGGGCTGGTCACTTGCTGGCTGCGCATGATGCTGAAAACTGCCATGCTGCCGTCATCAGTGTTTGTCATCAGCAGCAGGTCAGCTTCTTCGGTGCTTGATGCACGGCGCAGGGCAATGCGCTGCGGCCCCTTGAGCAGGTGTCCAGACAGCAATGAGATACGCTGGGTGATATAGGTGAGCTGGGTGTCGGAGAACACAAACTCGTTGAGTGACTTGCCTTGGCGCTGGATGTAGATCGATCCAGATTCCACAGACTGCACGCGAGTGCCTGGCTTGATGCCATTGCGGCTCACGTTTTTAAAGGTGAAGGTGAGGGGGGTGACAGGGTCGGTATTGGCCTGGGGTATGAAGAACTCGCCACCAGTGGTGAACACCTGGAAGTCACGCGAACTAATAATGTCGGTGATGACATTGAGGTCGTTGGTGTCCAACGTGGCCTCGACCGCATCATCATCAAGTGACTCGGTTGGCACAAAGTCAAAGAACAATCCGATCTTGCTGCCCCAGACTGTCGATGGACGGGACTTGCTGCCGCCAAAGTACAAGCGACCCTCATGGAAGGTGACAGTGGTGGGCCAGCCCTTGCCAGCGCTCCACACATCAACATACCCAGCCTCAAGCTCCCAAGCGCCTGATGCCAGCGCTGTTGTGTCAAAGAATGGGTATTCGGTGATAGCCTTGACCACAGTGGTGCTGATGTATTCAACAATTCGCGCACGGCCTTGGACGTTTCCATTCACATATTGATTGACACTTCCAGCCGAAAATGCGGCACCGCTCGCTGTCAGTGTGATGTTCCCAGACACCGCGCTTGGCGTAAGAGTTACCGCTGGGTTGCTTGCGGTCAGCGTATATGCGTATTTTGGAATGCTGTCAAAAGTGATTGTGCTCACTGTCCACAAAGAGTCAGATGCACCGCGCACGATCTTGACGGGCGACAGGTCAGGGTGGACAACAATCAAAGTGTCTGCCGACTGAGTCCAGCACATATCGTCCACCATAGCGCTTGTGATCGCTGTGGTCAGGTAGCTGTTGCCAGTGCCATTGATGTTGGTGACGATTGCACCATTTTTGACAACGTGCATGCGATTGTGTGTAAAACACAGCATGTAGCTATCAGTCACCGAAAACTGAAAAGACACCAGCCGCACACCATTGCCTGCACTGGATGCGCCAGAAGAAGAGTTGGGAAGCTCAAAGATGTGCTTGGTGCCTGGCCTACGGCGCAGCCCACCTTGGGGCTGTATGAGCACGTTGGTGGCCTTGGCCAGCGCATTGTTGTAAGCCTGGAGATCAACCCTTGCACGCAGCAAAGGATCGAGCTCGCCTGTTGCAAAGTTGGTGGTGAACTCTACAAAGCGTGGCATGTCAACCCCTCACTGCGATCAAGCTGTAGTCTTCGATGATGCGCACAGGGTTGTTCTGGCCATCAATCTGAGCTGCCGTGCGGAAGAACCCACCCCGGCCATTTTCAGAGATGTCGCCAGTGGCCACGCGCTGCCACTTGGTGGCCTTGTCTTGTTGTTCGGTAATGGTCTCGGCAATGTGCCAGGCCACCATGTACTTGAGCAATTGCACAAAGTATTGCGGCATCGCGTACTCTGGCACGCTGAACTGGTAATCGATGAAGACGCTGGTCAGGTTGGTGAGTAGCTTGTCGCCCTGGATCTCCCAATCCTTTTGCACAGGACTACCGGGGTTGGCGCTGTTGTACACAGCACGGGGGTTGGCCAGCTTGTCGCCAGGCAGCTGGTACTCGTAGCGCCAAACGCTTGTTGGCGTTGTGATCAGTTGTGCAAGCTGCACCTTCTTCATGCCAAAACTCCAGGGGTACATGACCAGGGTGGAGTCTCTAATATCTGGATAGAGTCGGTCACAAACGCTTGACTCGTCGGTGCCGTCATTGAATGACGAAATTGCCTTGGCTCCAATCAAAAGCAAGGCATCAGAACAGATCGATACACCAGTGTCGCCAGAAGCCATTGGAACCCCTCAATGTAAGAAAGGCCATCCTCCGAGAATCCCCAGAAGATGGCCTATCTATTTAGACTCCGATTAATCGGTGTCTGTTGCGGTAACAGTCACGCCGTCAGTGATGTCAACCACGCCAGAGGCGTTGCTGTTCACATAAGCGGTAGACATTACTGGAGTGCCACCCGTTGCGGAGTAGCAGAAGATGATGTCGCCAACCTTGAGGATGGATGCAATCGTATTGAAATACCCAGAGGCGCGGATCACACTTTGTGCGTCAGTGCTGGTGTAGGTATAAATAGCAGGTGCATTGCCAGCCTTGGATTGGCCGCCGATTGCATTAAAGCCAGTGGATGAGTAAGCCATTTCAGTCTCCTAGATTAGGTTTCACGGCAGGTGATCTTGACGATACCTTCGTCATCGATGGCCACAGCGCCAGCACTGAAGACTTCATTCACCAACCAAGAGGTCTTCTCAGCGATGTAATTGATCTCTGTGCGCATGGCGATACCTTCACCGTAGCCAACTGCATCCTTGTGGAATGCAAAGCAGCTGCGATCAAGTGAGGCATCAATAGCCAAGCCGCCTTCGGAGCGATCACCCAACACATGGAAGGTGAAACCCAAGAAGGTGTTGAGCTCGCCTTGCACCAGCGCTTTGACGCTGTTGAAGTCGGAGCTGGTCACGCTAGTCTCAGACAGCAAGTTGGCCAGGCCATTTGCGTGAATGATGATGTTGCGGCCATCAGGTGGAACATTGTTTTTGTCCATTAAGCGCTTTGCTTCGCGCAGCTTGGTAATGTTCATGTTGGTGTCAGATCCACCAATGTCATTGCTGACTGTCAAGCTGGTGCTAGATGCAGCGAGTGCATCCAGAATCATCTGATCTTGGCGACGGCCCATAGCGCCGGCAACGACTTGCACCAGCTCTTGGCGCTCATCAAAGTTGACCTTGGCTTGGCTGAAAATGTCAGAGTACTCTGCCGCGTTGTAATCAGACAAAGTCAAAGTGACTGAGCTAAATGAAACATTCAGAGGGGTGACATCGGTTTGGGGGACGCGAATCGTTGCGACACCCTTGCCTACTTTGGGGAACTTAACAGTTGAACCTTCGACTCCACGACGCTGGCGAACCGCCGGAACCAACTTTGCCATACCTTGGTAGGCTTGTTTGACTTCCGCGTCGAAAAGAGTAACAAAGGCATTGCTTAAAGAAATGCTCATTTGGATACCTCATTCGGTTGTTGAAAAAACAGGGTTCTCGCGCCGGTAAGCCTGATAGTCAGGGCCGATTGCTTGCTGGTTACGCCAGCCAATCGTCAGCATCCGCTGCGGTAAGGGTCGGTTTCCCGGTGGGCCTTGGGCGCATTGTATTGTTTTTTTATCACAATGCAATACCCCCATTTGGTAGATATACAAAAAAAGACCCGGCACCAGGCCGGGTTAAGTGGCAACTGCCTTTGGGGCAGATTATTTGAACGTAGCTGCGAACATCTTTTCGACCTTTTGGCGGTAGCCTGGGTCGCTCTTGTACTTGGGGTCATTGACCATTTGGTACAGCTCATCCTTGCTTGGAGCTCCATCAAGCTGGGCACTTTGGGTAGGCACCCGGCCCTCGTAGGCTTCGCGCACCTTCATCAAGGCGGTGATCCCGCGAGCCGTGCCGCCCATAATCTTGAACTCTTCAAAGTCATCTTTTGACCAAACACCCTTGTTGA